AAATTAATTGAAAACGCTGCGTTCATGGCTATCACGCTCGACGATCTGCAAGTCGCAATGGACAAGACCGGTGTAATCTCAGAATACCAGAATGGCGAGAACCAATGGGGCACTAAGAAGTCGCCGGAAGTCGATGTCTATAACACCATGATTAAAAACTACGCGAGCATTATTAAGCAGCTCATAGACTTAGCACCCGAAGCGACAGGAGCAGGAAACGATTTACTTAACTACGTCACAGGCGGTAAAAAATGACTTGGCTTGAAGAATACGGTACAGCCGTACTCGATGGAAAAATAAACGCTTGCCACAGAATAAAACAAGTCTATGAAAAATTGCTTAATGATTTGCATAATCCGGGGCAGTACCATTTTGATGAAGACATTGCAAACAAGCATATTGGATTCATTGAACGGTTCTGCAAACAGGCGCAAGGCAAGGCCGGCACTCCGCTAAAACTTGAACTATTCCAAAAAGCAAAGCTGCAAGCAATATTCGGTTTTGTTGATGATCTTGACTTACGAAAATATAATGAGGTCATGACACTTGAGGGCAGAAAAAACGGAAAGACCACTGAAATGTCAGCCGTTGCGCTTGACATGCTCATGAACGATGGGGAAGGTGCTCCGGAGTGTTACAATATCGCTACTGCATTAGACCAAGCTAAGAAAGGATACACCGCCGCTTATCAGATGGTAATCCAAAGTAAAGATTTATCGATGAACTTGAAAAAGCGGCAATCAGATATTTATTTTCCATTGAACATGGGATTTTTTAAAGCCTTGGCGAGCAATTCAAACAGCCTTGACGGATTAAATGGACATCTTATTACCATAGACGAATTGGCAGCCATAAAAAACCGTGATATATACGATTTGATGAAGCAAAGTATGAGTTCACGCTCACAGCCTTTGCTTTTTTGTATTACTACCAACGGTTTTGTCCGTGATAACATTTTTGATTCACAGTATAAATATGCCTGCGATGTTCTGGATAAAAAGATTGTAAACGATAGGTTTTTACCGTTTCTTTACGAACTTGACAGCGCCGACGAGTGGGATAAAGAAGATATGTGGATAAAATCAAATCCCGGACTTGGAACAATCAAAAAAGTTGAGTTCCTCCGTGAATGTGTTCAAAAGGCGAAAGATGATTCCAGCTTTAAACCTACTGTCATGGTTAAGGATTTCAACCTGAAAGAAAACTCTGCTACTGCATGGCTGCGCTACGATGAAATGAACAACGAAGAAACATTCGACTACAAATTTCGTTACTGTATTGGTGGAATGGACGGTGCTGATAACGTCGACCTTAATGCTGCAAAGGCTATCTGTATGCGCCCGGGAGACGATCATTTATACGTGAAGCAAATGTACTGGATACCGGAAGAAGTCGCCAGCCACTTAACCGCAGACGGCAGCAGGCGTGAACGTGATAGCGCACCTTATAAGTTGTGGATAGAACAAGGCCTAATGAAAACTTATCCCGGGAATAAAGTCGATAAAAAAGTATTTTTGGATTGGTTTTTGGAGCTGCGCGACGTCGAGGACGTTTATCCCTTGTTTATTGGCTACGACCCGTGGCATATCGATGACAGCCTATTAAGACAGTTTGAAATGGAGTTTGGCAAAAGCGTAATGATACCAGTCCGGCAGGGTGTGGCAACCTTAAGCCAGCCCATGAAAGATATGAAAGCCGATCTCACCGCCAAAAGGTTTATTTACAATAACAATCCAATTGACAAAATGTGCTTTTTAAACACAGAAGTCAAAACAGATATCAACGGTAATATTCAGCCTTGCAAAAGTGATGATGTAAGAAAAAGGATTGATGGAACCGCCGCCTTGCTTGATGCTTATGTGATTTTAGAGAGCAAGTACGACGAATATCAAAGTATGATTTAGGAGGACTAAAATGGCACAATTATTTTTAAGAACCGATGATGGGAAAGAAATTCCGCTTGAAAAAGTTGAGGGAATCGGCATCGGTAAAATTATGGTGGTTAGAGCAATGGCAATGTTAAAACCAACGGATAAAGAATCAATGGAATTTGAACTTTCTAAAAAATTCGACAGAAAAGTAATTGTTTTGGATAGCAGATACGGTGAATTGCTTTCCTTAAAGGAGTGATTAATACGATAAAAGATGGGTGGTACTGTTGCCCCGAGTGCGGGCAAAAGTTGTTTAAGGTTATCGACGGCGCTCATGCAAATGGGATTAAATTCAAATGCAAAAAATGCCATAAGGAAATTACAATAAATTTTAAGGAGCTGAGCCTATGAGCCAACTTGTACTGACCAAAAGAAACCACAAAGAGATGAAGGACTTACTTAAAAGTGACCAGGGCGGGGAATTCAAATATTCCAGGCCAAATTGTTATGCGAGTTTAACAGTAGAAAGTTATTCTTGCCCCCATTATTGGATTCACGTATGGTATTCATTTGAAGTTTGTGGGAAAAAGAAAAAAAGTTCGTTTATCTTCGAATTTGACATGTTGTCTGGATATTGGGAATTTAGTTCACGCGCGAGTAAAGCACAAAAAGAATTGTGGGAGCCTGAATATATGATTTTTATATCGTATTTTTCGGCGCTTATGCTTGAAATCAAATAATTGAGCCATTGAGCCTATGTTACTGCTTTATTGCAGAGCATAGGCTCTTTTTTTATTTAAAAGAACGAGGTGATTAAATGGGACTAATGCAAAGAATCTTTAACCGTTCCCCTACTGAAGCACGTTATCAGATGATGACCGACCGGGGAAATGGATTTTACGCATGGAATGGGAAACTTTATCAGTCGGATGTTATACGTGCGTGCATCCGCCCAAAGGTTAAGGCAGTTGGAAAGCTCGTAGGAAAGCACATACGGGAAACCATCACAGCGGCAGGGAAAACGCTTGCAGTTAACCCGGACGCGTACATACGGTTCTTGCTGGAAGAACCAAACCCTTACATGACCGGGCAGATGATGCAAGAAAAACTGGCAACACAGTTATGTTTGAATAGCAATGCATTTGCGGCAATTATCCGGGATGAAAACGGTTATCCAATTGAGATTTATCCGGTGCCTGCGGTGCAAGTCGAAGCAATCTATAACGCTGATATGACCTTGTCATTGAAATTTCTGTTTCTGAATGGGCGCTTCGCAACATTCCCTTACACGGACATCATCCATTTGCGGCAGGACTACAACGAGAATGACATTTTCGGTGAAAGCCCAACCGCCGCGTTAACTCCGCTTATGGAAATTATCAATACAACCGATCAGGGCATCATCAAGGCAATCAAAAATTCATCTGTGGTTCAATGGTTGTTAAAGTTTGTGACTTCCATGCGGCCAGAGGATTTACAGAAACAGGCCAATGATTTTGCCACAAACTATCTGAGCATTGACAGCACTTCAATCGGCGTAGCGGCAGTAGACAGCAAGGCCGAAGCGGTCAGGGTAGACCCAAAAGATTACGTACCAAACGCGGCGCAGATGGACAGGACAACACAAAGGATTTATTCGTTCTTCAACACGAACGATAAAATCGTACAAAGCAAGTACAACGAAAATGAATGGCAGGCCTATGCAGAAGCGGAAATTGAGCCTGTTGAAATTCAACTTTCCAATGAATTTACCCGAAAAATATTTAGTCGCCGCGAGCGTGGGTTCGGGAACCGAATTTACTTTGAAGCTGCCAATCTTCAATATGCCAGCATGCAAACCAAATTGAATTTGGTACAGTTTGTTGACAGAGGGATGATGACACCAAATGAAGTCCGAGCCGTGTTTAATCTTGCCCCGCTGCCCAATGGGGATACCCCATTGTTAAGGCTTGACACAGCACCACAAACAACAAGTACAACAAAATAGCGGAGAAAATTAATTCCCCGCCAAATAGTTTTTAATCATTTGCTCTATAAGTTCCGCTACACTTTTTCCTTTCTCAATTGCTTCAATTTTAATTTTCTTTATCAGTTCATCATCAAGAGTGGTTGTAAACTTTTTTTTCATATTATCACCTCAACACAACAATACCATTTATACGTAAATAAGTCAATACACATACTTGATAAATACGTATATACGTGCTATAATAATAAATGGGGTGATACAAATGATGGCAGTTTATACAATCAAAAATATTTTAGATGGGAAAATGTACATTGGAAGCAGTATCGATATTGAAAGACGAAAAAGGCAGCACCTTAATTCATTATTAAAAAACGAGCACCATTCAATTCATTTACAAAGAGCATGGAACAAGTACGGGAAAGATAATTTCGTTTTTGAAATATTGGATAGCAATGTGACTAAAGAAAATTTGCGGGAAAAAGAAAAAGAATGGATACTCCGTTGTAAAACATTAGACGTTGAGTTTGGGTATAACATTTCAGAAAGCACAGTTTGCTGTTCGTTAAGTGGGGAAAAGCACCCCATGTACGGAATAAAATTTTCAGATATTGGTAGAACCTCGTTCTGGAAAGGCAAAAAAATTCCAAAAGAAATATGCGAAAAAATGAGGAAGCCAAGAAGTGAAGCTGGGAAGCTAAATATAAAACAAAACCAGCCAGACCGATCTGGAATTAAAAATTCTATGTATGGAAAACAATTTTCTAAAGTCCACCGGGAAAAAATCAGCCACGCACTACAAGGAAAAATGAGTGGGAGTAAAAATCCGATGTACGGAAGAATTAGGGGAGGTGAAAACGCTGGGCACAAGAGAAAAGTAGTTCAGATTTCGGAAAATGGAGAATACATTAATGAATTTGTCACTATTGCAGACGCGGCAGAAAGCACCAAAGCTGTAAGGCAGCAAATATCAAAATGCTGTAGCGGAAAAAGAAAAACCACGGGCGGGTTTAGGTGGGAATATGCAGATAAATATTATAGTAATTAAGCACCTTAAAACGGTGCTTTTTTAATGCTCACAAGGAGGTGAACCAAAATGATTTATATTTTCAAAGCAATTCAAGGAATGAACGACGCTACACTTGAAACTGAAAAGTTAAAAATTGACGAACAAATTAAAACTGGAAGCGTATTACTTCCGGCAAACATTGAATTTGTAACGGCAATTAACGTTTCCGAGAAAGTGGCAAAGGTGATAAAAAGTGAAAATTAATGTAAAGGGCAGCATTGTTCCCAGCAGCGACAAATGGATTTATGACTGGATTGGCATTGAAGCAACAAGCCCAAAAGACGTTACGGATGCGCTTGAAAAGTCCAACGGTATGCCGGTTGATGTAGAAATCAATTCCGGCGGCGGTGATATTTTCGCGGGTTCAGAAATCTACACAGCCTTGCGCGGGTACGCGGGCGGGGTAAACATCCATATTGTCGGATTGGCAGCAAGCGCAGCAAGCGTTATTGCAATGGCGGGAAAGAGCGAAATGTCACCAACTGCTATGCTGATGGTGCACAACGTATCGTCTTATGCCGAGGGAGATTATCACAGCATGGATAAACAGTCGGACGTTTTGCAGCAGGCCAACAAAACAATCGCAGCGGCCTATGTTGGGAAAACACAAATGAGTGAAAAAGACGCTCTGAAAATGATGGACGCTGAAACATGGCTGACAGCACAGCAGGCAGTCGATAAAGGGCTGGTTGATAAAGTGATGTTTGCTGACGTTCAGCTTGCCGCAGCTTTTGGAAACTCAATGATTCCAAAATCAGTCATAGACAAAATAAGAGACCAGATCAAGAATCCGCAGGCTGAAAAGCAGGCGGAC